AGTTAGTTCCGGAATCCTTTTTAGCAGTTGAGCTAGTATATGATACTACTGTAGAGTTTGATGCATGACCTGGCCATCCATTAGGCTGACCTGAATAACTTCCATCATTTACATTTGCATATACTAATGTACCTGAAGTAGTAGTATATTTAACATTAATATTTCCAGTATAACCCGTATAAGGTATATAAGAAGTATAAGTTAATGCTATAGCATTCGAACCCCCACCATAATACGAAGCTTCAATTCTACTATTAGCAGTATCGTTTTTAAATGCCATTTGACAAAAAGCCTGGGGATGACCGAAACTATTCTCAGAAACACTAACAGTATTAAAAGTATCCCAACTACTTAAGCTAAAGAAATCATCTAAAGAAGTATGTTCACCATTTCTAAATTCGCCAATAGCAATAGTAGAATTATTACCAGTACTAATACCATCACTTCCTGCATATGTTGCATCAGGAGCTGCCATACCTCTAACATCGGTATCATTCATACTTACTGAAGTTCCAGATGTTCCGCCCACTTTTACGTGGATTTCATCCATATCGATATTGTTTACATCTAGTCTTGCCATTACTTAACTATATTCGAGATTAACTCTTCGAATTCCTCTACTTTTTCTACCCTATTTGGCCAAAGTATATATTCTTTCTCTGGGTTCATCTTCAAATTACTTAGTAATGGTAATATAGCATTATATAATTTATTTAATTTTTCTTCTAGATCTTCTGCTTTAGATGAAGTTGTTTGTAGTTTAGTAGTTGTTTTTTGTACAGCTTCTAACTCGGATTCATCTACTGCGGTAAAACCAAAATCGAATTTTTCTATATCTATCATGTTCCTAGTGTATCCTCTATATGGTTATATTTATGCTTTCTAGGTATTTGTTTTGACTTATCTTTATGAACTTGTGTCATAGAATGTTTCGGTTGTTCTTTTCTACCTTTAACTACAGGCTTAGACTTACCGAAGATCTTTTCCCAATTATCAGAATACAGTTGATCATTTTGTGAATCGCGGCGCCCTGATCCTTTACCACCGTGCCAGTTAGACTTCTTCACCTTTTGGTACCATTACAATTTTAATGCCTCTTCGGACTAATTCATTACGACATTTTTGTTTTACCTTAGGTTTACCATTTGAACTATTAATATATTCGAATAGTTCATCTTTGTTCATACCTTTCATCCAAAAATGTTGGGTTGTTACTTTTCCTGTTTGTCTATCTCTTACATCTTGAGATGGTTTAAATTTTATTGGCATCATTTCACCTTTTTAATTTGACCTTTGTCATTCGCTAGCCAAGCTTCAAACTCTATGTCGTTATAATCATCTTTGAGAGATAATAAAGCTTTTAAATTACTTTTATCATCATCAAATAACCTAATTCTACTGTATTCGTTTGTATCTAGGAATTGTTTGAATACTTGTGCTTTGGCTGCAGCACTTGATTTCATACCTAAATTACCTGCACGTATAATATGGGATTTATCTATATCTATTCCATGAGATCTAAACGTATCAAGGAATAGTTTTTTATCATCCATATCTGCTCTTGCAGTTACTATTATGACTTTCGATCCTGACTTAACAGCATTTTTCAAAATCGCTTTAAACTTAGCAATCATTCTACCTATTGGAACTGCGGTTTGCTGAAATATCTTTGCTGATTTAAATTCACCAAAGTCAAACTCTTCACCGCGTCCTAGTTTATAGGTATTGAATTGTTGTGGGGTTAAAATTTTACCAGAAGGCATAACCTTTACTCTGGCTTTTGTTTTAAACATAGTATCATCTATATCAAAGATCGTTAAACCTTTGTTCTTAGCTTCTGATATGTATGTCTTAAAATTTTCCATAATAGTGTATTATACCACATTTTGTGCAGTATGTAAACACTATTTATGAGAAATATTTTCTTATCGTATCAATCTTGTCGTCTGCTTCAGCTATTTTTGCTACTTCAGATTCAATTGCTTCTACAACACCTGGATGTTCACCAATACCTGCTGCATTAGTTTTATAAACTTCCACGTTGGCTACTGCCATTGCAATTTCACCTTCTAGTTTCTTAATTAAAGCCTCGCATAAAGGTCCTGTATATCCTTTCATTTTTATACCACGAATTTGTCACCCGGATTCCACGAGCAACCTGTTAAACCACCAGCTTTAAGTCCTTGTAAAGTTCTTAAAACCTCATCTGCATTTCTTCCCGTATCTAATGCGTTAACTGATACGTGTTGGATCTTATCTTCTGGATCAACAATGTATGTTGCTCTTAAAGAAACAAGTGCACCAAAATCTACGATACCTAGTTCATGGGATAATTTTAATCCGCAATCAGCAAGTAGTGTATGCCTGATATTTCCAAGGGTATCTGGTAAAGATTCTTTCCAAGCTTTTTTACAAAACTCGTTATCACCACTAAATCCTACCACTTGAGCTTCACCTAATAATTTATCCATTGCAACAATCTCTGTTGGGCAAATAAAAGTAAAGTCTTTAGGATAGAAATAAAATACTCTCCATCCGGTATAGTCCATAGAATTTCTAACAACTAATTCTTCTCCCTCTACCCCATTCATATGGAATGTAGGAAATGATTCGTTTACGCCTATCATTTGTTTTTTCTCCTATTATATTCTGTTATAGTTTCTATTAATTTTTTATCCCAGTTATCTCTATGTTCAATAAAGATCTGAGCGCCTTCATCACCAGCAATAGCAACTACTAAATTAGTAATTGGCATGCCAGTTCTTTCTTCCCACATAATTGCATATGCAGAAGCTTGCATAAAATAGTTTTCACACCATTCTTTCTTTTTATATTTCTTGGATGTTTTCCAATCAATAATGCTAAGCTTACCATCCCAAATTCCTACACAATCTACTGTACCAGCTAATCCTAAATGTTTAGAAAATAACCGTGCTTCAACTGCATGGATTTTAGTTAGGTTCTGATCTATAATAGGTTGTATATCTTTAAAGTTAGATAATGCAATCAAATTATCCTGATCAAATTCTTCTCCCACGATATATTTTTCTATCATATCGTGAACTTTTGTTCCTCGAGTAGCTGCTTGACTTGATATACGATTGGCTTCTTCGTCACCAACTCTTTTTCTCCAAGCCATTATAGCTGCTTTATTTAAAATGGACAATACGGTAGTAACCGAATAGTATTTATTACCTTCTGGATCTGTGTAGTGTCTTCCAGACTTCTTAGTGTGTTGTTCTAAGTCTGTATTTATTTCTATTGGTTCGTATTCAATCATGCTATCATCATGCAATTTGTCCAAACTTCGCCATCGTGATGTAACCACGGTTCGCACATTTCCCATTTTTCCTCTGGTGTTCTTTCTTTTGGTGGATCAATTTTTTCTTGTTCCTCACACAAATGTGTTTTGTCTTTGTCATTAAAACAAAGTCCAGGTAATATCTCTACTTGAGAGCAGCTAACACTACCAACTATCATCAACAATAGGCTCAGCCTTTTCATAATTAAATCCTCTATTTGTAGCGCATGGATCTACGCCTTTCCCAACATATCTGAATCCCTTTTGAACTGTAGAAGGTGCTACGTGATCTAAATATCTATCTACGTACCAACCTCTTTGTTCGCAATAAAACTCAATCTCTTCATAAGTACCGTGACAATATTCTTGGAAGTGTCCTTCCTGATTAAATACTACGGCATATTCTACATGACTTATATCACTCATTATTTCGTGTTTATTAAATGTCTATCTTTAGGAGGCATTCCGGATTGAATTCTTTGTTGAACTTCTTTCCATCCATCTCCCGCTTTTGTTAATACTGAACCATCTTTGTTAGAAATTAAATTGTGTTTTGCTGTTGAAATAACCTGTTGCATATTAGGATTATCTTTTTTAAACTGTTCCATTTCAGCTATGGTCATTATATATTCTTTTACTTCGCCTGTATCGTTATTTTTAAAATCATACGTTGGCATTTGCTGCCTCCCAATTTTGACCAACCCAGTCTAATTTGTTAAAAGTTTTTTCGTAAGCTTCTGGATTAAACCAGTCTGGTTGTTTTCGTTTAGTCCATACCATCGGCATATATGCTAATTTTGTATGGTAATAATTTTGGTAAGATTCCACTGCACATTCTGTAATACAGTCTGGAAATGCTTTCATTGCTAATGCAAATGGGGTAAGTTTTTTCATAGGTATATTATCTGGTAATCTTTCCAAAGGTTTTCTTAGTCTTGTATCTGTTACGTGGACTTTATCATATCTATATGTATATTCATCGCATAGAGCAACGAAGTGTTTGTAGTGCCAACGATAATTGTGTGCGGACTGTAATGTCCAAGTTGTGCATGGGTGATACATGTGAACGGCTTTATATAAAATGTCTTCTCGATCATCTTCGAAAATCCATTTCTTAACCATTGTTTTTCCCGATTTAGATGGACCACGTGTTTCAGTAGCATCTAACATTCGGTGTGCTGTAGATAACATTTGTGCTGATTCTAAAATCATCTTCACAACATGTTTATCGCATTGTTCCTGTGCTGCAACGACAGGATCGTGATTGAGTACAAAAATGTTCATAATGTATATTATACCATAGTTTAGGTTATTTGTAAACCTTTATATCAATTCAATTAATGTTCTAAGTAATAAAGCTACTCCAATACCATTTAAAAGTATGAGAGCCCTATCTTTCCATAATAATCCTACAATTAGCCAGCCAGTGACGCCAATCATTGACATAATTAAATCATAGAATTGTAAACCTTCTACACCACGTATTGACATACCAATTAGTATAAAAAAGGATGCTGTCCATTTAACATACCAATCTGCGGTATATTTCGGTGTTGCTGATTTATAAATTCTATTCGAATTTTCTAATTCTTTTGGGTCAAATTTAGCCATTTAATTGTATTATCTCGTCGACCCAGTTTTCTGCTGCATTTTCTGCATACTGTTCTGAGTGTTCATATAAAGCTCTACGCTCTACCATTTTACCGCCTTCATAAAATTCTACATAGAATCCTTCGTATGATCGGTATACTTTTGATTTTCTTTCACCCCTTTGATAGGTGTGTAATTCTTGTGCTGTTGTCATCATATCGTACATTTTGGGTTGCCCTGTTTTACCAGGGCTTCCCCTGATAAATTAACCTCCTATTGTTTGTAATTCTCGTATTGACTGATTAAGTACTAAAGCCTTTTTATGTGCTTTATAAGATAATGAGTCTTTTCCCTTCTTTTTCAATCGCCTTGTATAGCGAAATGCTTCCCTTTGATCTCTCTTGAGTCGCTCGAGTGTAATCATAATTAATCTCCATGATTGAGTTAAAATTACATAACGAAGAAGTTTATACCATAGGCTATTTCTCCTTTTTCTTTGTTGTTGATTTTTTAGCTGCTGGCTTTTTATAGGCCTTAACAACTAATCCTGGAAAAGCTTCATCTACTAAAGCTTTTGTAATACCTTTTAATTTTCTGTCTTTGACTTCAATTAAAAGATCTGATTCGGTTGGATGCATACTTTCTAATGCTTGTATAAAAATACTTTCTCTTCTTACAGGGTTGGCTTGATTCGCGATTGGTCCTTTGAAAAAATATTTAAATTGTTTATGAACTTTGAATAAGGAAGACGGTGAATGTCCTTCTGGACCACCATCTTTTTTATAAGGTGGAGAACCTTCTGGTAATACTGATACTACGTCAGCATCGAAGTTGATTCTAAGAATATCTCTTAGAGCTGGGTGAGAATTTTTTCTTAGGATCTCAACCTTTTCCTGTTTTGTTTTTGCCTGTCGTACTAATTCTAATACTTCAGGAACTAATTTTTTAGCCATTGTAAAATTCCTCTACACATTCAATCAATTGATTGCATCGTTTATTAATTAAGTAAGTCAATACCTTCATACGTGCTGCTGGTTTTGTCTCGTTAAAAGTATTTATAATGTTTGTTTGGATAGGTTCTGGTATATAATCAAAATCAATTAGTGTTTGATTTCTTTGAAAATTACGATAAACCTCATCCCCCATTAATTCCCTTAAGTCATCTATATTATTTATCCATTCGTCGACTCTAGTTTGTCTTAATTGGTTCTGATGCTGCTCAGATACAAACGTATCATCTGGGGATAAAACATTTGGTATACCATCACCTGAATCCCCACGCATAATATGATTCCATTTATATGTTCTTGGGTTATTATCTTGGACTAATTTCTTTTGTATCGGACTAAATTGTTTTACATTATTGAATTTATGTAATTGAATAAAGTCTTTATCCGAAGATATAATCATAACTGGTTCATGCTGACCAAACTCTTGGGTTTGCATTGTAAGTGTAGCAATAATATCATCTGCCTCGGTATTATCTAAATGTAATACCTTCCATGGTAAATTTTCTTTTATCTCTTCTCTTATTTCGTTTAAAGATGTAAATATATTGTTCCAATCTAAATCAGATGCAGACCTATTTTTCTTACGTGCTGCTTTATATTCTGGAAAGAATTCTTTTCTCCAGGTATTAAATCCATCACAGGCTAATACCATTTGTCCATATTCATCTCTATATTTCTTATTGTACATACGTAAAGAATTTAGAATCATATGCCTAATTAGATCTTTATCATCTATCTTTTGTACTATTATATTGCTAAGTGCAATCTGTGAATAATCTACTATAATCATTAATCTGCTCTCACTCCTTGACCCCAATCAATTACAACCGGAAAGCGGGGAACTCCATCTGGTGTTAAATCAAAATATCTACATGTAACCCATTGTGCTTGTTCTGGATTATTTAATAAATTTTCTAGTGTTTCAAAGTTACCTCTTACTCCACTTCTAAATGTTATATCTCCATCTGTAAGAACAAAGTGCTTAGCATAACCTTTCCAGTTACCATCACCTTCTAATACTTCTACAACTTCGAATTCTTCTGTAATAAATTCTTTTCTTTTTAAAAGATTTTTAGATCTTTTGTTTTCGTATGGTGTATTATTACGAACCATTTGTCCTTCATAACCAGCTTCAGTGTAAGCAGAATATAAAGCATCTAATTGATCTTGTGATTTAGCCTGTGTAGTTTCTACGGCTTTACATGAATCACCACCAATCATTATATGAACATAAGATATTCTTTCTTGGAAATTCCAATCTTTAAAACTAGGATCGTAAACATCATATACATGATATTGAACTAATTCTTCGCATTCCATTCTTTCTTCTTCAGATGGTTTTACCTTTCTAACCAAAGAAGTAATTTTATTAAAGTCTGATTTAAGTTCATGGTTATATAGTTCACCATCTAATATCATACCTGGTTGTTCTTTAAAGAAAGGTTTTAATTCGTTAAATATATGATCGCAGGTTGTTATTTCTTTTCCCGCTCTAGTAAACAAACCATCTTTTCTAGCAATACATCTAATACCATCTAACTTAGGTTGTGACCAACCAGAATCCTGTGGACGTTTAGTATAGTCTTGTGCTAACATTGGTTTAAATTTATCGTAAGTATCTACTTCTGATATTAAAAGAAAGTATTCGCCATCTAGGTTAATTTGCCATTTAGCTTCAGCTTCTTTTTGTGCTTGTTCATCTGCTGTAGTAGCATTAGATCTACCTACGTTTTTAGCTTCTGAACTATTTAATCCACTCTGAACTAATTTACCGCCTTGTATTCCAGCAATAGTAAATGTACCTGGATTCATACCTGTTTGGTATGCCATAGTCCATTCACGTATTTTTCCTGTAGTATCCCTTTTGTAAAGTGTGGGTAACTTATGTATCTGTATCATCCTTATCATCCTCATCTTTTATATTCATATCAAAATCTGGTTCGAATGTTACATCGAACTCAGGTTCAAAACTTACTTCAAATTCTGCTTCTGGCAACTGGGACATTTGCTTTACTTTAATATAAAGCTTATCCATGCTTTTTTGTAATTCGTGTGGTATTTCTATATGTCTTAATAACATTGCATTAATAAGATTTGTAATTACATATATGTCGCGAGAGGCTTGGTGTTCTTCATTATAAAAATCTGCATCAACAAAGTATTCTGAATTAGTATATATTTCTTCTACTATTACATCGCACAAATGTCTAGCCATACCGTTGCAATCATCTGATGCAAGGTTAATCATTTCTAATGCTTCTTTTTTGGAAACTTCCTCGGGTGTGGGAAATTTAATGATATTATCTTTTTTTGTCATATGGTCTATTATACCATAGTTAGGACTGAATGTAAACCCCTTATTTCAATATTTTTACTGAATTAGATCCTAATCTTATATTGATTATACCGTTATAATAATCATCTCTTAATAGTACTTCGTTCTCAAATTGTAATTTGGCTTCCATATAAGCTAAGTCACCTTTACCTTTACCAAGATAAACTATTTCTCTGTGAAACATATCTTTACCTTGTGCTTCAATATCTTCCATTAGGTTAGCACTCGAACCATAATAATCACGCCAATTCGATTCTATAATCGATCTGCGTTTTCTTTTCTTTCCTTTGAGTGGTGGTAATGTTTTCTTACTCCAGAAGAATTTTTTACCTATGTACTTTTTATCTAAAGCACGGTTGGTTATTACGTATACAAACCCATACCATTCCTTTCCATATCTTTCATATGTAAAAGGTTCATCTGGGTTAAATTTTGATCCTTGATATATCCAGTCCATAATAGTATTTATGAATCAAATAAAAGCTCTTCTTCGTCATGCTCCAGCTCTTGAGATTCTCCACAGTGTGGACAGAACTTTACTATGTCCTGTTCTTCCTCTACTTGTATTATGGTTCTTTTAAAACAGAACTCACAGTCTAGTGTGATCTTCATCCGTATCTCTTATCGCCATACCATTCTACGAGATCTGTATATCCACCGATAGATTTACCGTCTATTCTGATCTGTGGGAATGTTCTTGCTGTAGGAAACATTTCTAACATTTGCTCTCTATTAAAATCTTTTCCCAGTAATTGATATGTATATTCTAATCCTTCCTTCTCACATAGTTGTTTTGCCCTATCGCAAAAAGGACATGGTTGTTTTCCGTATATTTCTATCATCCGAATAATACTCCTATAATTTTAAAACATATTAACATAAATCCAAACACAGCTACTTGAACTACTGACATAATAGCTACTTGTTTCATTGGGTGAACTTCTACTATTCTTTCTACCCATGCTTCGCTAGGTGATAGATTAGCTATCTGTAAAAGTTTTTCTTCTTTCATTCTGTTTGTGGTTTTCCTTGTCTCGCCATATATTCTCTGTGGGTTATTCTTTTTTCTTTCATAAACTCCACATTTCTTTCACGAGTTTCTTTATTTATCTTTTCTGATTTTGTTAATTTCTTCTTCACAGTTCTAAAGAAGATAATTCTTTTTGGTCAACATCTTGTTTTACTCCACCAGTAATATAAGATGTTATCTCTGTTTCTTGTGGTGCAACTTGTACGTTACCCCCGCCAATCCATTTTTCTGTCCATGGTAATGGATTTAGTTTTGGTACTGAGAAAGGGCATGATAACCCAATTGCTCTCATTCTTTTACATCCAATCCATTCTATATAATCACATAGTATTTGTTCGTTTAATCCAATCATTGAACCATCTTTGAACAAATATTTAGCCCATTCTTTTTCTTGTTCAATTACTTTAACGAATAAATCAATTGCTTCTTGTTCTGTTTCTTTTGATATCTTTACAAAGTCTGGATCTTCCTTTAGCATATTCTTAATGATTGTTGTAGTTCCAGCAAGATGAACGTTTTCATCTCTTGCAATAAACTTAATAATCTTAGCATTACCTTCCATCTTTTTCAGTTCCGCGAACGCCCACGAGCACGCGAAGGAAACATAGAAACGAATTCCTTCTAATGCATTAGCAGATAACATACACATCCACAAAGCTTGTTTATGTTGTTTTGTATTTGTTGCAGAGTTATTACAATCTATTAAGTCATCATAATATCTAGCAATATCATTACCACATTCTAATATTTCTTTTACATCAAGCATACCGTCAAATACAATAGAAGGGTCAGGATAGACATTGCGAATAATATGAGTATAACTACGGCTATGAATAGTTTCAAAAAAGGACCAGGTTTCCACCCAGTTTTCAACCTCGGGTAACGAAGCAATAGGAAGGAAAGCAAGGTTCGGGGCCCTACCTTGTACAGAGTCCAGTAATATTTGCCTTTTGAGATTAGATGTGAAAATATGTTGTTCATGAGCTGTTAAGTTATCGAAATCTTTTTTATCTTTCGATACGTCTACCTCCTCTGGTCTCCAAAAAAATCCTAACTGCTTTTCTGTAATTTTATCTAGAGCAGGATATTTTAATATATCAAACCTTTGGATATCTACCTCTTCATCCAAAAACATTTTCTTTTTCAAGTGTGATTTTTTATTTTTCTTTAATATCATA